TTAAATTTTAAATATATATATAAAAGGTATATTTTTAAAAATATTTTTAAATAATATTTAATCATAGTATCAATTATTAGATTAGAAATAAATTTTGAAATAATATATTATTAAATAATAATATAAACATAATTTTATTTTCAAAATAAAATTTAAACTACATTATATTTAATTAGTAATACACTATAAAAAACAAACTACACTTATTTATTAGAGGATAAGCCCATAATATTAATAAAATAATAATTATATTAATAAAATAATAATTATATTAATAAAATAATAATTATATAATTATAAAAGTATAAAATGGATGGTTCTATTACACAACTTGGATTAAATAACTATTTAATAAATAAAGAAGGTAATTCTGTTTCTTTTTTTCGTAATGCTTATAAAAATTATTCTAATTATGTTAAAGATACACGTGAAGTAAATTTTAAAAATAATGTTAATTTTGGTCAAAAGTCGTCTTTTCGTATTGATGAAGATGGTAAATTTGGTGATTTAATTACAAATATTGTTATTGCTATAGATTTACCTGAATTATCATCTTATACAAATACAAATGGAAAAAAATTTGGTTATTGTAATGGTGTTGGTAATGCTTTAATAAAAAATATTGAATTAAGAATAGGTAATACTTTAATAGATTCACATACAGGAGAATGGCTTGATATTTATGGAGACCTTACAGTTAAACCTGGTTGTAAAGATAATTATTATAGTATGATACAAAAATACAATGATAATGAATATAGTCCTACTAATTTTACTGGTGGAAGAGTATATATACCTTTACAATTTTGGTTTTGTCGTAATATAACATCACGTAATTCATCTCTTGTTTTCCCATTAGCCTCATTATATAATTCAGTAATAGAATTAACTGTAGATTTTAAATCTTTAAGTAATATATTGACTACTGAAGATAATGTATTAACTGGTGCGCCTACATTAAACATTCAAGATTCTCAATTATTAGTTGATTATATTATTCTAGAAGAAGAAGAGAGGTCTCGTTATATGAATATTCCTAAACAATTAAATATTATTAATCAAGTCCAAACATATGAATATTCCGTTGGAGAAAGTATTACAGAACAAACATTTAGTTTAAAAAGTATGAAATATCCTATTACTGAACTCTTATTTATATTAAGACGTAATGATTCATCAACAACATATAATGATTATTTTAACTATAGTAAAACTAATAAAACAGATATAGTAAATAAAAGTAATCCAATTAAAAATGTTAGATTAATGTTTGATGGTAAAGACCGCATTAAAACAACCCCTGCTAGTGTTTTTACTCAATTAGAACCTACAAAAGTTCATACAAACACACCTGTTAATAAATATATTCATGTCTATTCATTTGCTTTAGAACCTGAAAAAATAGAACAACCTAATGGAGTATGTAATTTCTCAGAACTTCAAGAACCTCAATTACATTTATCGTTTAATAGTGGCATTGTTTCTAGCACATTATTTATTTATGCTGTAAATTATAATGTATTAATGAGTATTAATGGTTCTGGTTATTTATTACATTCACTTTCTAAAGCCACTCCTTCTACTTTCCCAGATGTTAATTGTATTCCTAATGACTCATTACCTATAATTAAAAAATAAATTATTTAAAATTATTTTATATTTTTTTTATTAGGATTATCCTTAAATAAATGGGTGTGTTTATTAAATTATAAACACACCCATTTATTTAAGGATAAGCCTAATAAAACAATACAAACTATTTAAAATGACATTGCGTTAGAACTCTTACTTTTAGAAGTCTCAATTTCTTCATATAATTCGGCTTTTAATTTATTAATTTTTTTACCAGCATTTCCCATTTTTTGTTTATCAATTTTATAAAATAAAGCAAATCTTTGTAAATCAGTTAAAGTATATTTACTAATTGGTAATAATTCTTCTTTTTTGTCTTCTTTTTTGTCTTCTTTTTTGTCTTCTTTTTTGTCTTCTTTTTTGTCTTCTTTTTTGTTTTCTTTTTTTTCTTTTTTTTTTTCTTCTTTTTTTTTTTTTTTTTCATCATTTTTCTTTTTAGAATCTAATGTATCAGTCTTACTTGTTTTTACTTTTGTCTTAACTAATTTATTATTTTGTGTTGTTGGTATAGTATTCATTAATAAATCAAAATTATCGTTGGTAGAATTATTTTTATTAGTTTCATTAGAATTATCAATTGTATCTTCTTCAACAACTTCTATCATTGTTTCAATATTAATTAAATTTGCTAAATTATTATTATTTTCAAGTGTTTCGCATTGTATTTTAATACTATTATTAAATGCCTCCTCAATATTGAATAATGAATTTTGTTCTACAATATTATCAACATCTTCAATAGCATCTATATTATAAATTTTATTATTAGTATTTTGTTCAAATACATCTTCACTATTATAGTCATCATCTTTAGTTTCATTATTAAGTTGTTCTTTCATATAAATATGTAATTCTTTAAATTTATTAAATACAATTCTTTCATAGGATTTAGATATAGTATTTAAGATTGTTGAATCAAAATAATGATTTCCAGAACTATACATTAATGGTAAAAATGTATTAGCACTATATTTAATAATAATTAAATATTTATTAGTATTTTGGTTATGGTGATTCATATCTATTTTTTTATTATAGTTAATATCGCAATATTTTTCATTAATAATATCTAAAATAATTAAATTCTTTTGTGTATAATCACAAATATATTGAAATAAGTCATAATCATTATAATTATCTACTTCTGTTAAGTTATTTATCATAGTTGCTTTTATAAATCTAAGTTTTCTATAATTTAAATTTTTATAAAATGTTTCGTATTCAATTGCCATTTCTCTCTTAAAAGTTGAAATATCATTCTTTTGTTCGCTTTTATTTTTAATAATAAAGTCTAACTTTGTTAATAATAGAAAACTTTTATAAAATGAGTTTGGATTTTTAATACCATAAATATATAATAAATCTTTATCAATACTTTTATTTATATTATTCCCATTAGTATTATTCATTTTTACTTGAGATTTATTATAATCATTAATTAAAGATAAAATAATTTCTGGTAATTGTGAAATTGCTTCATTTTCTGTATAAACAATAAGTGCTTTATTAGAAATTGTAGATTCTTTCATTTTACTAGATTTATATAAATCATCTAATGTTGTTTTAATACTTTCATTTTCTTTATTTAGTTTTTCAAATTCACTATCCATAGTATAATTTGCTTCATTTAGTAAATTAAAATTTGTATTTAAAAGTTCTAATTCATTTATACGTATTTCTATTGCTGTTGCTTGACTATATTTACTACTTATTTTAGGTAAAACAATATTAGCATCTTTTGTTTGTTGTAATTGTTGTATCATTTTTTCTAATGAAATCATTTTTATTATTTAATTTCTATTATTAAAATAAAATCTAACTTATATAATTTATTATATGTATGTATTTTTAAATTGTAAAAATTATAAAAAGGTAATTTTATTATAGAGATAATAAATAAAATATTCAATTTTTTAAGATACATATTCTCTATATATATTTCTTTCTTTTTCTTCTTTTTTAATTAATTTATTATTATTTTCAGAAAAAATTAAAAATTTAGTAATTTCATTAATTGATATGGTTTTTAAATTACATATATTTATAAAAATACCATTGCTGTTAGTAGTAAATTTTTCATTATTAGATTTAATAATTTTAAAAATTTCTACAAATTCATTTTCATGAAGATTATCAATTTTAGTTTTTATTTCTGATAATGATAATGTTGTATTTATATTTAGTAATTCAGTTTCATCATCATCACTATTACTACTACTTATATTATTATTAATTCTATTTGATACTTGTGAAGTTGATAATTTAGATGAAGATAGAGTTAATAATTGACTATTATTAAAAAAATAAGTATCTAATGATTTATTTTTAGTATTAATTTTACTTTCATCTAATATATTATCAATATTATTATCTATAGTATTATCTATAGTATTATCTATAGTAGGTATATTTTCAATACTTTGATTAGTATTTAAACTACCTAAATTATTAGGTAAAGTAGTATTATACTTTTCTAAAGATGTACTTATTTCTATTTTATTTTGTGTCTTTTTTCTAGGCATAATCTATTAATTATTACTATATTAAAATAATATTTTACATAAAAAAAGAAAACGCATAATAAAATGTCTGTTATATAATCTATAGATAGTATAATTTATAGTTATTAGTCTTATCCTTAAATAAACGAACGTGTTTATAAATTGATAATCCCAAAAGATCTTTAAAAGCCTTGAACTTATTGACTGTTATTATATTTAAATTAATGTAGCAGTTCCAGCAAGTGATTTTGAGCCTTTATTAGAAACATTAATACTACGTGGTGGAACAGGTAATGGACTAGTAATTTCAGTTATATATTTATTATATTGTAATACATTAGGTATAATAATACTAACACATTCTTCAACAACATATTTGTTTAATATAATAATTTGTTCTCTTATATTATCTAATAAATTACGACTGTATTGTAAATAAATACTTTTCATAATAATTTGTAATTCTTGATATGATTGCTTACTAATTTGTTTTTGACTTTGTCTATAGACTTGATTAATAATTTGTCGTTGAATACATTCTACATTATCATTACTAAAAAAATGTCTTGAAAGAGTATTTGGAACTACTATATTACTAATAATATCTACATTAGTATCTTGTTTTTGATTTGATGATTTAAAAAGTTCATATGGATTAACACTTTCATTATTTGTTAAAGGTTGTATTAATCCTTGACCATTTGTATCAAAACTAAACTTTTGTGTTTCAGGAGGTATAAACATACGACCATTATAAGCATATTGTTGTTCTCTTACAGTTTTATTCATTGTTTCAACTGGCTGAAAGGTATCAAAATTGGCGTATTTAGACATTTTAATATTAGGCTTATCCTTAAATAAACAGGTGTGTTTATTAAATGATAAACTTAAAAACGCTTTTTAAAGCCTTGAATTTATTTGACGGTTATTATATTTAAAATATATATTTATTTTTAATTATTTAATTTAATTAAATAATTAATTTCAAACTCTATTTTAATATTACATTAAAATATATACTATATAATAACGGTTAAGTTCTTTTATTAATCTATATTAATACCTCTTCTATAAAGTTCAGGTTTTTGCCTAATGTCATATAAGTATCAAATAGTTTTTTAATATTAAAACAAACATTCTTATCTCTATTAATACGCCATAACATGTTGTTTTACATTTTATATATTAGGATTGAATGCATTTTATAGTTTTTACCTGTTATAGGTGATGGTAATATTAAATTAATACATTTCTTTTCTGTTTTATAATTTAAATATGATGTTCTAAATTCATCTATGTTATAAACTTTAAATCTTTCTTCAAGAATATTAGATTATCATCCTATAAACTTAATATATACATATAAAAAACTCAAATAGATAAAAATACAATAGAATATACACAAGGACTACAAAATAGAATGTATGTAGAACATGTTAATAACTTTTTAAAACACAATAAATCCTTTAATACTAGATATGAAAAACAGATTTCAAACTTTGAAAGTTTAGTATCTCTAGGTTGTTTAACATTAGGGTTGCATATTATTATTCGAGAGTTTTATTAATTTTAAATTATAATTATATATATAAAATATATTTTTAAATAATATTTAATCATAGTATCAATTATTAGATTAGAAATAAATTTTAAAATAAATATATATATAAACTATAGATAAACATATAAATTAATTTTAAAATAAAACCTAAAACTATAAAATGATAACATCTATACTTGATATACCATCTTATTTAGTACGTAAATATCTTACTGGATGGACTATAATTTTATTTATTGTAGTTATAATTTATTTTACTGCTTTAAGAAACTATTATTTAAATAGAGAATCATTTAATAATGAAGATATGATTAATAATGAAACAATAAAAACAAATAATAAAGATAATATAAAACGTAAAATAGCAAATACTAAAAAAAGTATAATAGAAACTACTATAAAAAGTAAACTAGAAAATACTAAAAAAAGTATAATAGAAAATACTAAAAAAAGTAATAAGAAAGATAATAAAAAATATAATAAAAAAGATAAAATAGAAGGTTTTGAAATTAATAATAATTCTAACAATTCTAATGAAAATACAATACTTAAATCAAATTCACTTAAAAATAATAATACTGATACAGATTTATTAGAAGTATTTGAAGTTATAAATACAACATTATTTGATAATTTAAAATTATCACAAATACAAATAAAACAATGTAATGATTTTTATAGTAAAGTTATTATTGATTATATAATTGAATTAAAAAAATTAAATAGTCGTCTAAATACAAATCAATTTTTAAATGCAGAAAGACAATTTAATATTATTATATCAAATGGTGTTGATAAAATTATTAATTTTTTAAATAATACTATTAAATCTATGAATATATTGACACGTTCATCTATTAAAGAAGACTTACTTAATATAGTATCTATTACTATTGAAAAACTTATAAATAAAGAAAATAATATATTAAGAGATAAAATGAATGAATTGGCTAAATTAAACTCTACCACAATTGATTATAAGACAATGATGTCAACACTTACTCAATCTAGAAAGAACCTTGAAGATTATATTGACGTTGATAAATTAATATCAAATTACGGCACTAAAATAAATAATATTGATAATAAAATAAATAAAGTTCTGGATAAATCATTTATTTTACCAATTTATGAAAAAAATTTTGATAAAATTAATCAATTAGTTAAAAGTGATTTTAATGATGATTACTCAAAATTAGCAACTAAATATGGAACAGCATATACAGATTATTTAAATCATAAGAAAAAAGAAGAATTAAATATCAATCCACTTGAAATAATGGGTGGTGTTGAATCTGGAATAGTAAATCTTTTAACCAATTTTACTAGTAAATATAAAGATACTACTAGTAATACTAAAAATAAATTAGATTTAATAGAACAATACAATACTGATTATGATGATTTAAATAATACTATAAATACTACTATGAAATCAAATCCAATACCATCAGTAAATAAAAAATTAATAAATGAAACATCATTAAATGAGAATAATATTTTTAAAGATAAAAGTAATTTAGGAAATTATTTAATAAATACTAATACCCAGAAACAAATGTTAGAAGGATTTGAAAATAATAATAATAATAATAATACTACTAACAATACTACTAACAATACTAATACTACTAACAATACTAAAACTATTAACACTAAAAATACTACTAATACTAAAAATACTAAAAATAATAAAGAACAAATAAATATTGTAGATAAATTATTAAGTGGTGATTTTGTTAATTATATAATGGAATTTATTAATGAAAAACTTAATTTATTTTATAATACTTATAATAAAAAATTTAATAATAATGATAATAATAATAGTAATAGTAATAATAATAATAGTAATAGTAATGATAGTAATAGTAATAGTAATGATAGTAATAATAATAATAGTAATAATAATGGTTTTAATTTAGAAAAAAATTTAATACCAATTGGATTTTTATTATTTATTTTTAGTATGGTAATCTATTTAATTGATACAACATCTTAAATTAGGCTTATCCTTAAATAAACGGTTGTGTTTATTAAATGATAAACCTAATATATAACCCACGCTTATTTATTAGAGGATAAGTCCATTATACTTTTTAAAATTATTTTCTACTTTTTAAAATTATTTTCTACTTTTTAAAATTACTTTCTAGTTTTTAAAATTATTTTATTATTACTATAAAAAATAATATTATTAATAAAAAATAATATTATTAATAAAAAATAATATTATTAATAAAAAATAATATTATTAATAAAAAATAATATTATTATAAATTAATTAAATTAATTATTTAATTAATTAAATAATTAAAAATAAATATTTATTCAAGGATAATCCCATTATATTTTTTATTTAATTAAACTTATGTATTAAACATAAAACTAATTTATAGTTTATTATTAAATTTTATAAAATAAAAATAATATATATATCCATAATAAATTAATAATTTATTATATAAACTAAGTATTAAAAATAACTATTAAACATAATAAAAATGAATACTGAAACTAAACAACAATTATATAAAAATAATACATTTCGTAATGATATTGTTTATGATAATAATGATATATTAGAACAAAGTGAAACACTTGCTCCTAATTATATATTACCAGATACTAAAATTAAAAATCATACAGTAATTATAAATAGTATTGATAGAAATTGGACTATTAATACTAATGAAACACCTTATAATTATTTAGTTAAATTAGGAGGTTCTCCTAAAGATAATTATTCTACTGTATCACATGATTATAAAAATATTGTTTCTTTTTCTGTTGATAAAATAATATTAACAAATCGCGTGTGTCATCAATCTTATAATGCTAATATTTCTCCTAGACTTAATGATAATCCATATATTACTCTAGATATTAAAGGTATTAACTTTTCTTCTTATGGAACAAATAAAACATTAAATAATACTATTGGTATATATACACCATTAATACCTTTACCAACAAGTATGTCTGAAATATCATATTTAGAATTTAAAAATACTAGCACTCAAAGAAAAGATTATACACCTACTCCTAAAGGATATATATCTGCTCTAGATTTATCTATTACAACTCCACATGGTTCTAGCATATCTAATTTATCTGATGTTCTAGATATATATTCTATATTTCTTAATTCTAATAATAGTAATATTTATACAACTATAAATGATTCTTTAATTATTCAAACTAGTACTTATTTTAATAATATTGAATTTCGTAGAAATGATTTAATTAAAATTAAAAATTATGAATATCATAATATGAGTTATGATGAATCATATACATTTAATAATTGGATTAATCGTGATAGCGGACATTATATTTTAGATATTGATAAAAGTAATTTAGCAACTACTCTTTATAATCAAATAATTATACCTATACCAGCATCTCTTTCTAGAAGCACAGGAACTATTAGTGTTGAAAGTTGGTTTAATAGTTTTGATATGAAAATATTAAGTAATGTTGCTATTGATGATACTAGTGGTAAATTAATTAATACAAATACTCAATCTCATTTAATTGTAAATATTAAAACATTAGAAAAAAATGACAATATATTTTTAAAGGATTTTTAAGAAATGTTTAGATTTTTATGTATTTTAATTTTTCGTCTTTCAAAATTTAGAAAAAAAAACGTACACCCCTCCTCTCTCTTTTGAGATTTATACCAAAAATAGCTATTTTGAATGTAAACTCTATTAAAACCACCGCATCTTTTGTCGCTTTTACGACGACAAAAAATAAAAATAAATCGTTTTTGAGCGGGTTTTAAATCTTTTGTCGTTTTATAAAGATGTATTTTTGTTTTTAAACAATATATACTATATGTATACACACTCACGCGGGCGCCCACGCACACGGAAACAATTAAATTTAAAAAATTATAAAATAATATACTAATATACTAATAACATATACATAATAATACAATTTATATTAAACTAAATAATAATAAATAATAAAATAATATAACATAACATAACATAACATAAAATAACATAACATGTAAAAACAAAAATACATCTTTATAAAACGACAAAAGATTTAAAACCCGCCCAAAAACGATTTATTTTTATTTTTTGTCGTCGTAAAAGCGACAAAAGATGCGGTGGTTTTAATAGAGTTTACATTCAAAAACGCTATTTTTGGTATAAATCTTAAAAGGGAGAGGAGGGGTGTATGTTTTTTTTTCTAAATTTTGAAAGACGAAAAATTAAAATACATTTTATAAAAGTATAAAATAATAAACATAAAAATAAATAATACTTTAAAAACGACAAAAGATTTAAAACCCGCTCAAAAACGATTTATTTTTATTTTTTGTCGTCGTAAAAGCGACAAAAGATGCGGTGGTTTTAATAGAGTTTACATTCAAAAACGCTATTTTTGTTATAAATCTCAAAAGGGAGAGGAGGGGTGTACGTTTTTTTTTCTAAATTTTGAAAGACGAAAAAATAAAATACATTTTATAAAAGTATAAAATAATAAAACATATGATAAAAGTACAAAAATAAAAAAAACATAGTCCACGAGAAGTAAAAACCCGCATTGCTTCTCTACTGGTGTAAAAATGCTTCGCGATGGGAGGGTAAAATGCAACTGGCTCAACAGGTGCAAGGAGGGATGTGTAGTTTTTATTTTAAAAATTTTTGTAAAATATTATATATTTTATCTTAATTTGGGATTTGGGATTTGGGATATAAATAGTATTAATAAATGTAAAAACTGTATTAAATATCGTATTTAATCTATTATAAAGAACAACAACAAAATTTTAAAATTACATTTTTAAATGTGTTTTAAAATCTTTTGTCGTTTTTTAAAGATTTAATTTTGTTATTTTTTATTAATATATTTTCAATTTAAAGTATTAATATTTTATAAGTATAATAATTAATTTCAGTAATTATAAAAGAGTATATTATTAAAATTATACAAATTATATAATTTTAATATATATATATATATATATATAATGACATTAAACTGTGGTATATGTGATAAAGAGTTTAAAACATTATATTTATTAAAAAGACATCAACAAAAAAAATATGTGTGTGAAAAAAAAACATATGAAACACATATATATCAATGTAATATATGTAATTATAAATTTAAATTAATTCAAAATTACAATAGACATATTAATAATAAAACATGTGATAAATTAAAACCTAATAAAAGTAAAAATAATATACTAATAAATAATATAACAAATAATAATGATAATACTAATAATGGAACTATAGATAATAGACAAATAAATATTACTAATAATATTATTATTCAGCATATTAATCCATTTGGTCAAGAAAATACTGATTTTTTATCAAATAAAGAAAAATTAGAAATATTACGTTCTGGACATAAAGCATGTATTAAAATATTAACGATAGTATATAATCGTAATGAAAATAAAAATTTTTATAAAGTTAATAAAAAACATTCTACTATTTCTTATTTAAAATATAATTCAAATAATAATAATGATAATGATAATATAAATAATAATAATAATAATAATAATAATAATAGAAATAAAAATAATAATGAGACATCAATAGATGTATTTCAACTTCGTGAGTTTCGTAAAGAAATATTTAATAATAGCACAACTCTTTTATATTGTATTATGATAGATTGTAAAAATGATTTATGTTTTGAAGAACAACTTGCTCTTATGGATAATATAACAACTATTAAAAATGATGTTTATAATGAAATATTTAATAATAGTTTATCTAATTTACGAAAAGAATTAGGTGAATATATATTAGATACTGAAACTAAAAATGAAATAAATTGGGGAATTGAAAATGTCATTTCTTATGAAACAGATAATAATAATGATAAAAATAGAAAACAAATTTCAAATTATGTTAAACAAATAAATGATGAACTTATTGTAAAAGATATATTTACTAGACAAGTTTCTAAACAAAAAGAAAAAAGACATATTATTAATAAAGAATTAAATGATAATTCTATTGAAAATAGTGAGATAAATCAAAAATATGGTAAAGTTGAATATGGAGAACTAGCAAATCAATTACAATTATCACATTATCCTAATACAAAATTTGTAAAAAAACTTACTGAAAGAGAAAAACTAGAAGAAACTTTAGTAAAAAAGGAAAATACATTAGGTAAGTTAAATGCTTATAATAAAATGAAAAAAGATAGAGGAAGAAATATTAAACATATTCTTAAACATGAAAATAATATAAAAAAATTAAAAGAATTATCTAATACTAATGAATTAGATATAGAACATATTATTTCATCTTAATATTAAATTTTGTTATAGTTTTATAGTTTTATTATTTTATAGTTTTATTATTTTACAACTAATAACTTTATTTTTTTTTCATTAAAAGTTTTTTACTACCAGATTTATAAGTATTGTATGCTTCCATTACTTTTGGATCTATTGCCATATAATCACAATAGTCATGCATATGTTTTTTATATTCACCTTCAAAATTCTTTAAGTCTTCCTCCCATAATAGTTTATCTGTTTTACTTTTTATAATAGATAAATTAGTTTCTACATTTTCTTTTTCTTTTAATAATTCATCAACTTTTTCTTTTGTAAGATTGTAAATAGGCATACCAATTAATAAATCATAAGAACCATAACTACTATCATTCCTTTGTTTTTCTGTCATTGTATCTAAATGTGTAAGAATACTATTAACCATTTTAGGGTATTTTAAGTTTTCTAATTGTTTAATGACTTCGGCTTTAGGAATATTACGAATTTTAACATCATCATTAATGACATCAAGAATAAATCGCGATCTAGTAGATAATAGAAATAAGTCTTGTTCTAAATTTTTAATAATATTTTGTCTTCGCAATTCATAATAAGTTAAACGATAACTATAATAATACTCTAAAATTTCTTCAGGACTTTTAAAATTTTTCAATTTATTAGTTTCATCATATAAATTCATTGTATTACAACAACTAATGCTACCACTAAGATGAAATAATTTTTCTAATTCTGTTAAACCCATTTTATCAGTTCCATTTAACAATTTATTCATAATTTTAGAATTAAATGTTAATGTAAATTTTATATTGGCTTCTGAACTTTCATTTTTATAAAATTTAATTAATTTACCATCTTCTTCAGTATAATCAGCCCATTTAGGTAATTTAATGTTAGATGATTTACCACCTTTTTTAGTAGTAGCTGTAGGTAAATCAACTTTGTATCCTTTTTCGTACATATCCAATAATTCTTTAAAATCGGAAGTCCAATAACCAATAGGTAATTCTGTAATTTCTAAAGTATTATTGTTAATAATATTATATACGCCTTTACTTAACCATTTATTATCTCCTAAACGAATAATACTACCTCTAAAACCTCTATACCAAGGGTTCATTTGAATAACTGGATCACCTTTCATTAAACATTTAATATTATTTATAATATCTAAAGGATTAAATTGAGGAATATTTGTTGACCATCCTGTTCCAATACCAAGTGTTCCGTTTACCAAAATAGTAGGAATAATCGGCATATAAAAGACGGGTTCAATTAATTCACCATCATCAGTATTACGTTTCAACAAAGGTATATCTTCTTTATTAAAGAGAACATTTGTAATTTTAGAAAGGTATGTAAAAATATACCTAGGTGCAGCACTATCTTTACCACCTTCTAAACGCGATCCAAATTGTCCTTCTGGCATTAATAAATTAATATTATTTGTTCCAACATAGTTTTGCGCCAAATTAATAATGGCTCCGTTTAAACTCATTTCACCGTGATGATAAGAACCGTGTTCGCTCACATATCCTGCAAGTTGGGCTACTTTAATTTCACTTTTAAGATTACGTTTAAAAGCACAATATATAATTTTGCGTAAACTAGGTTTTAAGCCATCGAAGATACTAGGAATACTACGATGATTATCATAATTACTAAAATGAATTAGGTCTTTATTAATAAAATCACTAATAGAAACTGATGATTGATTAATATCTAAAATCGCATTTTCATCATAATCACTTAACCAAGTTTTACGACTATTAGACATATCTTTAGCAAATGCCATATTAACAGTAGTTGAGGCTTCATCGTCCCAATGATAAATCACAATTTTAAATTCTTTAAAATATTCTTTACCTTCCTGTGGCGTGCTTGACCCCAATCCTTTATAATATTTAATTTCATAACCTTTACCGCCATTATTAGCAATAATCCAATCATTATAGGCACTCAATGTGAAAAATGATTTAGCGTTTAATTTACCATTTTTTGCTCCTTTTTTCCATACTTTTACAATAGGTGTAAGAAGACTTGTCATAAACCCATCTAATTTCATAAGACTATTCCATTTACTTAAAAAGTTAATGACTAGACCTTTAATATGAGACCCATCCACATCTGAATCGGTCATTAACATAATGCGTCCATAGCGTAATTCACTTACATCTTTATAATCTTTACCTTCTTTCAATGCTAATATATTTTTAATATCACAAATTTCTTTGTTTTTAGCAATAATAAGGTCTTCTTTATCATTTACATTTAATAATTTACCTCTTAATGGATAAACACCATATAAATCGTGTCCATTAGGAATAACACTAATACCTGCTACAGCCATTGCTTTGGCTGAATCTCCTTCTGTAAGAATGAGTGTGCATTTGTCGGCTTTTTTAGTGCCTGCGTAATGAGCGTCAATTAATTTAGGAATATTTAATACACGTTGTTTTTTAACTCCGTCTGTTTTTTTAAGTGTTTGTGTATCACGAAAATCATTGAGAGCAAGTGCTCTCTCCATAATACCACTTTCAGCAAGTTTTTCTATAAAGGCTTGTGGAACAATACATTCACTTCCAAAATTTTTAGGGAGAGTAGTTAATGTATCTTTTGTTTGACTATCAAACGCAGGATTGACAATAGTAGCATTAATAAAAACCATTAAATTGTCTTTAATAAAACTTTCTTTGACATCGGCTTTCTTTTTTTTATTAATAAATTCAGCCATTTTTTTTGTAATTTGTTTAACAATATAATCAACGTGTTTTCCACCTCGTTGAGTTCCAATACCATTTGTAAAACTAACTTGTTGAAATTGAAAATTAGGGCTCATACAAGCACCAATTTCCCAACGGTCATTAGGCTTACAAGAAATTGTAGTCATATCAGGCTCAGTATAAAGTTTCATATAATCGGTAAATGTTTCAAGTTCTATTTTTTCATTATTAAAATAAATATCAAGTTGTCCTCGGGAACAAGCAAACATATCAACTGCTCGTTTTTTAATAAGTAATTCTAAATCTTCTGACATACCAGTTAAATTAAATTTAGCATAATCAGGAATAAATGTAATACGTGTATAAGGACTTTCTTTATATTTTTCAATAATGGGTTCTTCTTTAACACACATATTATCACGATAGACTTGTTTATATTTTAATTTACGGTTACGGTCAATAGTTTGAACTTCAAAATAAGTAGAAAATATATTTGTAAGTTTGGCACCAAAGCCATTTTTACCTCCAGTAATTTTTTCTTCTTCTTTATTATAATTACCAGATGTAAGTAAATTACCAAAAATCATTTCAGGAACATACATTTTTTCAGTAGGATGTAAAACAACATCAATACCTTCACCATCATTTTCGATAGAAATTTCACCTTTTTCACGATTAACATTGACTTTAATATAAGATACTTTTTTAAGACGTTTATTTTCAACAGCATTTTTTTGATTAACACGGTTCATATTATCAAAGGCATTAACTAAAATTTCTTCAATAATACTACGAAGTCCAGGCACATACTCAAATTCTCTATTAGTAATATGTAATTTATCATTACTTAATAAATTCCAAGTAGAATTAAATTCTTTTACTGTGCTTCCAATATAAGTATCAGGTAAATCTTTAATATGTTCTAATTGACTTTTTTTTTGATATTTTTTAGCAACATCATCAAGTTCATTTGTTTCATTATCACTTAAATGACTTTCGCTTACTTTATACTTTCTTTCATTTTTAGTTTCTTTTTTAGTTTCTTTTTTAGTTTCTTTTTTAGTTTCTTTTTTAGTAGAACTCATTTTTAATTAATAAAATAATAATACAAAAATGTATTTATGCAAACTCTTATTTAAATAATTAGATTATTAATTAATATATTAAATCAATTTTTATATTAATAAAAAACATAATTTAAATTATTATATCATTACAAATTAAATACAATTTATAATTAAATAGTAAAATTAATTAAATAATACTATGATTACAAAAAAAAGAAAAAGTATTTATGTAAATAACAAAACCAAACATAACAAAATCAAACTTACTAAATCTAGACATACTAAAAAAAATATAAATAATATTAAACATAAAATAAATAAAGCAGAGTTATTTATTTTAATTAATATTATTACAAATCATATTATAGTATTGCTTACTAAAACACAATCAAAATCTAAAATAAAACAAACAATTATTAAATTATTAAAAGAAATTAGAAAAAATAATAAATTAATTCATAAAAATACAACAGATAAAGAATTAACAGTATTATTTAATACTATTTATAAACAATCTAAAATTATATATGAAAATAATAAAACTAAACAAACTAAAAATGATACACAGAATAAAACTAAAAATAATAAACAAACAAAAAATGATACAGAGAATAAAAGTAAAACTAAAAGTAAAAGTAAAAGTAAAAGTAAAACTAAAACTAAAATAAATAAAGGTGGTTTTTATTTTAAAAATATAGAAGATAAAGGAGACCAGCCAATTACAGGTAATGATATGGTACAATTATTAGATGAAATGCAGGATTTTTTCAATACTGCTCAATGGACTGACGAAGGTCAATTTTTAAGAAATCCTAATACGCTTCTTAGTATGATGAGAGGTGATACAGATGCTTTTAAAAATTATTTAAATTCTGAAGTAATACCTAAATATATTCAAATGTTTCCACCTTTTATTAAATGGGATGAAGTTAAGAAAATATTTAATGAAAAAAAATATGAAGATATACCTGATTATTTACTTGCGTATCAAACATATATGCGTTCTCAAGATGAATATTTAGTTGAAAAAGGTTTAAAATCACCTGATGTATTAAACAAAGATTTATATACTGGATTTTATAATAAATTAGCAAATTCAATGGATGAAAATATAATAAAATATCAACAATTTAGAAATAAATTACAAGGTAAAGGACCAGCATTTACAGTAACTTAATAAAATTTATTATTTATTATACTTTTATATTTTTATAAATAATTTTTTAAATAATTTTACATAATACTTTTATTTTTATTATCTAAATAATAAATAATATATATTTAATATTAATATTAATATTAATATTAATACTATTTTAATTTAAAATAAAATGGATTTTATTCTAGGTATTATTGTGATATTATTAATTATATTTATTATGATTAATTATATTTCAATTTCAATTACGAATAATGATAAAACTAATTATTTATATTCACCAAGACCACAAATAAATAAACACTATTTATATTCAAATAATAATAAAAATAATTTAAATAATAACAACAATAACAATTTAAATTCTATTTTAAATTTAAAAGAAGATTCTTATAATTATAATAAATATTTTCATTTGTAAATTAGAAATTATATAAATATAAAAATCTATAATTAATATAAAAGAAGTATTTAACTATAAAATAATTGTTTTAATTTAATAATAATAAAATAATATTTAATTTAATTATAAAGAAATGGGTAATACTATTAGTCAAACTATGGGAGTGTCAACGGGAGTGTCAACGGGAGTGTCAACGGGAGTGTCAACGGGAGTGTCAACGGGAGTGTCAACGGGAGTGTCAACTGAAGTAGTAACTGGTGTAGTATCCGGAGTAGTAACAGAAAAACAATTAACTTGTAATGATTTTAATAAAAAAATTGAGTGTAATACACAATCTAATTGTATATTTTTAAATGGTTGTCGAACATTACTAAATACAAATTATGTACCTATAAATAGTATTCCAAGTTCTGATATAATAGCAGGTATTGTAGCAAAAGATAATGAACCTGAAAAATATACATTATCTTTAATCATTAATAATAATAAGAATACTTCATTATTAAAAAGTATTACCATTGATTTAAAAAATTGTAATTATAGTAGTTCTAATTTTGGTAATAAATATTATTTTTATCAACAATGTAATTTATTTATTTCTAGTCAAGAAAATAGTGAATTTAGTTTAAAAAATAATGATATTATACATAGGTTTGATCCAATTACATCACGGATAACTCCTGAAGTAATTATTAATCAAGCACAATTAGATATTATAAAACAGAATGACTATAAAATAAAATTAATAGATATTTATAATAATGAAGTAACAATAGAACTTGTTTATTACCCTACAGAAGATGCTACTAAAAAAATGTTTTTTAATAATAAAATAATGTCATTAAATAAAAAAAATTTAGAATCTACTAGTGCCGTTATAAGGTTAATTAATTAATAAATATTATTTTTATATTTAATTAGAAATACAATATAAAAAACAAACTACACTTATTTATTAGAGGATAAGCCCATTATATAAATTAATGTATTTTTTATAGTCTCTAATTTAATTAATTATAATTATATTTAAAATGTCTTATGAAATTAATAATTTTAATGAAATAGATAAAACTAAACTTAAATTAGGAAAAACATTTAAATATTCTGCAAGTGATAATTACAATCTTATTAATATATATTATTTAAATGATAATAATACAAATGATATTATAAATGACAATACAAATAATAAATTACAAATAAATGAAAATAAAGCACGAAGTCAAAATGTGGTAGATGAAAAAACAAAACTTATTATTCAAACACCATTAATGTATTTACCTAATAGTATAATTTATTTTAATGATAAACCATTTTTAGAACTTTCATTTAATAATGAAGATAATGATAAAGATGTAAGTTATTTTAAACAATGGATTATTGATTTAGAAAATTATATTTACAAACTTATTAAAAAGAGAACATCATTAAATATAAAAAAAGATGATATGATAAGTATTATTAAACAAAAAAATGTAAATTATAAAAATTCAACTACAAAACTTTTTGTCCCAATTAATACAAATATAAGTAAATGTATTTTAAATAATGATTTTAAAAAAAGTAAAATTTTATTTAATTGGGAAATACCTGTTCCAACTTATGGTATTTCCATTATTTGGGTTAAAAACATTTGGGTTAAAAATAATAAATGGGGTATTAATTTATTTATGTATGCTTCTAGAGTAATGAATTCTCATATTTTAGACCCTATTGACTGTTTAGGTATGGATACTAAAAGTATTAAAAAATATGAAATAACAACAAAATTTAAAGATAATGAAAAAATGAGTATTGAAGTAGGTCAAATACCTGAATATATTATGTTTTTTAAAATGTTAAAAGTGGGTATTCCAAAAGATGCTATTAAACAAAAAATAGAATTAGCGGGATTAGATAAACGTATTCTAGATTATCCAGAAAATGCTCCTTATACAACTGTATTACATTATATTAGTAATCCTCATTTAGGCACCTATGTAAAAAATAATGATGTATCTAGAGATACTGTTAATACTAGTTCTATATCTAATGTCATTAATAATACTAATACATCTATAAACTCATTACCAAAACCATCTATTAAATTAGATTTATTAAATAATATAAATAAAAGTGTATTTAAATTAAAAAAAGTTGATATAAATGAAAATGAAAATGAAAAACAAAACATGAAAGATAAAATTTTAAATCAAATTAATAATAGTGGATTAAAAGTTCCATCTTTAGGTGATATTCAAGGAGCATTATCAAAACTTAAAAAACTAGATTTATAGTGTTAATTTTATAGTTTAATACATTTTTTATTTTATAATTTTTAATTACTATAATATAAATAATAATAAAATTAAATAATAACATTAATATAAGATATATTAATAAAAATATTAATATATCTTATATTAATAAAAATAAATTATAAATTATAAAATAAAAAATGGATATATTAATCTCTTTCTTTTTTCTACTTATAGCAACTATTATAGGTGTTTCTATATGTTTATTTTTAAGTATGAAATCTTATATAAAAATAGCAATGGTAGTCATTTTATTATTTATTCCTATGGAATTATACAATGATTATTTTAATAGTAATAAAAATAAATCATCTAAAGAAAAATTACCTAAACCTAATTCAAAACCAATTATTAATACTATTTCTAATAATGGTGTTAATAGTATAAATAATAATAGCCAAGAAAAAACAACTATTATTCCAATAACAACAAACGCAAATGCTACAGAAACAACAAATTATAGTGAAATAAATACGAATGAATTTGAAATGAACAAACCACCTTTTGATGGATTAAAACCTCAAGAATTATTAAATCGTTTAAATTATATACATTATGCAACAGCAAACCCTAAAAAACCAATTAACTATAATGATTATAAAACTCACGCTGACAAATTAATAAATCACGATAAAACTAAATTAAGCACGAATGATAAAAAATTATTGCCTTATTTAAAAGCATATTATCCTCAACTAACTGAAAATCATATTGATGCTAAAGATTGTTTAAATGAAGGTTCTAATAAAAATTCCTGTTTTCAAAATCCATCCTTATTTTTTAATGCGCAAAATGATTTTAACATTCTTAAAGAAGGTGTAACTGAAGATAATGCGAATTTATTAATTCGTGAAGATTTTAGTATACCTATGCTTATAGATAAAGATGAACGTCATGAACCAGTATTATTTCAAAATACAATTAATGGTAATTTTGATAAAATAATAGATAATGAAAGTAATGAAACTATTGATTTAACATCATCTAATAATGGGTGTATGCATTGTAAATTAGCATTATGTAAAAATTATTATTGTGGACTTCAAAACAAATTATTTATGTAAAACATATTTTTACATATTTATATTATAATATAGTTTTTATAGTTTTATTTAGTTTTAATATTTTTATTTAATTTTTATATATTTATAATTGGCTTATTAAATAAATGAGAGTGGTTTATATATTATATGTATAGTTTATTTAGTTAATAATATAATGTATATTTTAATCTGCACTAAAACATAAATTTACATATGTTTTAATTTAAACATTATATCCTATTAATTTAGATTACTGTTTTTCTATCTTCCATTGATATATATATATCATTAAAGAATTAAATCGACACACAACAGGTATACTAATGTTTATAAAACTTATATGCTTTCAACCCTAAGGTATAAAAGCGAACTGAAATCGAGAAAGTAATTAGTATATAATGCCTTTATATAATAGTAATTTAAATATTATTAATTTGCCAGAAGGAACACCACATATACTAGGACGCAAGTCAATAATAAAAGAACGTAACCGTTATTATATAGTATATATTTTAATTGTACAATAAAATATAGTTTGAAATTAATTATTTAATTAAATTAAATAATTAAAAATAAATATCTACTTTAAATATAATAACCGTCAACTAAGTTCAAGGCTTTAAAAAGCTCTTTTAGGTTTATCATTTAATAAACACAGCTGTTTATTTAAGGATAAGCTTAATAATAATTTTATAGTATTTATAATTATTTTTGTTTAATTATTAATTATGGAGTTAAGCACGTTTTTAATATTATTAATAATAGCCTTAATTTTAATATCAATTGGGTTTATGATACCTGAAGTAAAATATAAAATTGCTTATTTTATGGTTATTTGTTTATTAGGTTTATCAGTATTAAATATTTATCTTTCTATTGTATATTATATTAAATTAAGAAATGACTCAGGAATACCTGGTGAAATGGGTACAAAAGGTCCTAGTGGTGTCAAAGGATTACCTGGAAAATGTTCTTTTACTGAAACATGTGGTATTGATGAACCACGAAACAAAATTATAAATGTAGCAAATACAATGTATGATATTTCAAAGGATTGTTTAGATAATCCATCTCTAGAGAATTGTAATGATAATCAAGATACTTTAGAAAAAGCAATGCCTATTAATACACAAATAAATATGTTAGAAAAAATTGCCTATAGCACTACAATGTCAGAAAAAGATTTTTTGAAAAAATTAAATGTTTGTCTTCAAGATTCTAATTCTTGTATGGATCCTACAGACTTTTAGATCTTTATAAAGTTTATTTGTTTTATTTTAGTTGTTTTATTTTAGTTGTTTATTTTAGTTGTTTATTTTAGTTGTTTTATTTTAGTTTAATAAAAATGAAAAATAAAGTATAAGTATAAATTAAAAAGTAAATTTAAAATATAAATAAATATATATTTAAGTAAAAATATATTTAAAATGGAATTAATATATATGGTATTTATTGGTATTATTGGTATTATTATCGCAATTGGTGTTGGATTAGAAATAAGTAAAGGCATTGATGAATTTACTGTATCTATGATATTTTGGATATTATATATTATAACTATTATTACATTTATTAATATAATTTTAGTATGGAATTATTATCAAAATATGAAAGGTAAAACAGGTCCTATTGGTGAACAAGGACAAATAGGTCAAAGAGGTGATAAAGGTGATACGGGTTTATGTGATGCTAATTGTCGTGATAGTATTTGTGAAAATGCTTTAAATGAATTAATTATTAATGAATTAAAAGAACGTAATAATGGTGTGATTATTAAAATGAATAATGTTTATATAAAAAGTAAAGTTCGTCAAATGTGTGCGTCTGATGAATTTAAACAATTAGCACCTTATAATGGTAGTTTAAATTTAATTAATTATTTAAAAACAATATGGCTAGAATGGTTTAATTTACTTTATGAAGAAGGAGGAGGGCTTAATTATTTTCAAACAATTGGAGCAGAAACTGAATTTGAATGGTTAAAAAAAAATCCGTTTGATGAAATGAAAAAATATGATGTTTTTTATTGGGGTATGGGTAAGCAATATAGACCACAATTAGTAGATAAATGTTATAATAGTAAAAATGGAATAACACCAGATAATAATGCTAGTCAATATATGATACGTGTATCACCCACTAATTTTTATATAAAAATATTTGAATTAAGTAATAATTCAGATTCTAATCATAAAATGAGTGTATGGAGAGCAAATCAATTTACTTATAAAAATAATGTATTTTATCCAGTTGGTGATATTATTATTAATACAAGCACAAATAGAAATTTAATTGTTAATGTAAATAGAAAGGTAGGAACTTTTAATACTAATTATGGTAGTGGTCCTTCTTTTAATACAATTATTGTTTCTGGTGATGTTAGAAGTCCTATTAATTATGAATTATTATGGACTAATAACAAAGAAAGAGGTAATCATTTTTGGATTTGGAGACCTATACCACCTGCAAATTATATTGCTTTAGGTGATGTGATTACAACATCTAGTTTAAAACCAGGTACAGGTAATGATGCTCCAATAAGATGTATTCCAAAGGATATTACAAAACTTACTGATCCATCACCACAAACTGTTGTATGGTCTTCACAAGGTATTAGAACATTATTAGATAATAAAATTTCATTAATATCTACATCAACGCATAATCATATTTTTAAAGGTGTAAAAGGTAATAATTTAACTATTCCTAAGTCAGATACCAATGGAAGTTTTTATAGTTTAGAAACTGAAAAATATGATTCTAATTTTCAAATAGGTCGTGAAAATGGCAATCCTGATACTAGTGATATTGCTAATCGTGTTGGTAAAGGTTATTTACCTTCACCACAAAAAGACTCTAAATATAGTATTATGTCTTATGTTAATTTAAAAAATAATGCTACATTAACACATTTTAATACTAGTAAAATTATTACTTGTAATTTAATACCTAATGCTATAGGTAATGCTTATTTAGTAAAAGATAAAAATAAATGTTTAGATTTTGTAAATAATAACCTTACAAAAAGTGAATGTGATGAATTAATAGATTCTCAAATCTTTAGTATTATTTTTACAGGTAATAAAAAAAATCAATGTCAATTACGTCATTATCAAAGTAAAAAATTATTAACATTTAATAAAAATGGGAATAACACATTTACATTAATTGATGAAAATGATAGTAGTAATTATGAACATACTTTATTTATGATGTCATAAAATAATTTATTTTATTCAGTTTTTTATTTTTTATTTTGTGATATACTTATAAAAATAATAAAAATTATAAATATATAATAGGCTTATCCTCAAATAAATAAGTGTGGCTTATATATTATAAGTATAGTTTATTTAGTTAATAATATAATTTATATTTTAATTTGCACTAAAACATAAATTTACATATTTTTTAATTTAAACATTATATCCTATTAATTTAGATTACTGTTTTTCTATCTTCCATTGATATATATACCATTAAAGAATTAAATCGACACACAACATGTATATTAATGTTTATAAAATTTATATGCTTTCAACCCTAAGGTATAAAACTGAAATGAAATGGAGAAAGTAATTAGTACATAGTGCCTTGATATAGTAGTAATTTAAATATTATTAATTTGACAGAAGGAACACAACATATATTAGGATGCAAGTCAAGAATAAAAGAATGTAACCGTTATTATATAGTATATAGTTTAATTTTACAATAAAATATAGTTTGAAATTAATTATTTAATTAAATTAAATAATTAAAAATAAATATATACTTTAAATATAATAACCGTCAAATAAGTTCAAGGCTATAAAAAGCTCTTTTAGGTTTATCATTTAATAAACACACCCGTTTATTTAAAGATAAGACTAATAAAAATAATAAATAAACAAAATATATAAAATGAATATATATTGGATATTTTTTACAATTGTATTATTTTGTATATATATTTTATTTGGTCTTCATATAACAGAAGGTTTAGAAACATTCGCACAACAACTATTAACGTGGGTAATTTATACAATATTATGGGGAACATTTATAAACATATTTACATTAGGATATTTTTGGTCTATCATTAGAGAAAAAACAGGACCTTATGGCTTACGTGGCCCTGAAGGTGAAACTGGAGGTGAAGGTAGTCATGGTGAATGTAGTATTACTGCTTCACAAGCCTATTGTATGAAATCTATAAATGATTATATAAATGAACTTTATAAATCTAAAAATAATAAAGATATTTTAAATATAGAAACACAAAAATTTCCTAATGTTTATCTTAATGAAAAAGTAAATAAAATGACAGGAAGTCGTCAATTTCAAGTTATTGTTGCTAATTTATCTAATGATAATAAAGGTATTGATAGTATTGTAAATTATTTAAAAAGTATATGGAAAGAGTGGTTTGATTTATTATATAATGCTACAAAAGAACCTGGTGTGTGGTTTGAAGATGAATATGGTGATGAAAATTATGATTGGTTAGGAACAGACCCATTTGATGAAATTAAAAAATATGATGTTTATTATTGGGGTATTACACGTAATTTTAGACCTCTTAAAGCAGAAATATGTAGAACTACATCTACTTATAAAAATTCTAAATTTCCACAACAAAATTTAACACAAGAACCAAGATTAAAAATTATTGAAACAAATGATTATAATTGGATTGCTGATGATAAGGGTACTGGAGCATATTATGACGCAAGTTGGTTTAGAGCAAAACATACTACATATAATAATGAAACTTATTATCCTGTTGGAGATGTCGTTATACGTCAACACACTATTGGAAAAGGAACAGATACAGAAGTAGGTGATATTAAATGGGATCAAAGAGGTGGAAATGGTCCTGATATGAAAACAATATTAGTGGCTGGTGATGTTAAAGACCCTATTAGACAAGATACATTAGTCTGGCATCATGGTGCCAGTTCTAATTTTGGTAGTTATAAAATAGTTTGTCCTGATGACTATATTGATATTGGAAATATTGTCATATCACATAGATATGACCCAAATTCAGTAAGTAATAGTAAAATTAAATGTATACCAAAAGAGTGTGTAGAAGGAATAAACAATAATGGTCGTGGTTTATGGGAACATCGGGGGCAATGGCAGTATGTTATTAATGATTATTGGCAAAATGCAAAACCAAGTGGGGGAAATGGTTATAATCTTTTTAGAACTGATAATAGCGGGCAACCTTTTTATAAAATTAAAGATAAATGTTTAGCAACACCTGTAAATCCTCCGCCTTCTACTAAAGAAGTTGAAAAAGAATTTAGTGATTTAGGTATAGGTTGGCACGGACATCCTTACAAATTAGACCCAAAATATAGTATTTTTAGTTTCTTAAATTTAGTTCCTGAAGGTATGATTGTAAATAAAGGAACAGGACATCGTTTTTATATTGTTCATTATGGAGGTGAATATATAAATATATTTAATGTTTTAACTTATAATAAAGATACTCAAAAATTTAATAACGCATTACAAATAAATTCGAATTATAAAGAAAAATTTAATGATAGTAAAGAAAAATTTAATGATAGTAAAGAAAAATTTAATGATAGTAAAGAAAAATTTAATGATAGTAAAGAAAAATTTAATGATAGTAAAGAAAAATTTAATGATAGTAAAGAAAAATTTAATGATAGTAAAGAAAAATTTAATGATAGTAAAGAAAAATTTAATGATAGTAAAGAAAAATTTAATGATAGT